GGAGATCCCAGCGGCCCTGGAGCAGACGCTCGCCGCCGGCATTGCCCAAGGTCGCAATCCCCGCGAAGTGGCGCGCGACATGCGCTCGATTGCCGATCTGTCGCGACGTCGAGCCGAGACCATCGCCAGGACGGAGATGGTCCGAGCCGCGCGCGAAGGCCAGCGCGTGATCTACGAGTCGTCGCCGGCTGTTACCGGATACCGACGCGTGGCGACCCAAGATGCTCGTGTTTGCCTAGCATGCTTGGCATTATCTGGGACGCTGCACAAGACCAGCGAGATCCTGCCGTCTCATCCCAATTGCCGATGCGTCATGGTGCCGGTGACCAAGAGCTTGGCGGAGATCACGGGCGACCCGTCGATCCCCGACCTGCGTCCTGGCGCAGTGACTCCAAATCGGATCATGGGCGGTCTGGATCGATCGGAACTGCTTGGCATCTTTGGTCCCAATCGGATGCAATTGTACGACGACGGCTATCCGCTCGAGGACATGGTCGAAGTGACGAACGATCCCAAATGGGGACCAACGACCCGTATCAAACCTCTTAAGGATTTGGTGGCATGATGGATATGCTGACGATGTTCGGGGACGCCATCAAGGCGACCGAGGACGGCAAGGTGGCAGGTTACCTGGTGCGATTCGGATCGCCGCGGGATACCGACCTCGAGGGCGACTTCTTCACCAAGGCGACCGACTTCGGCCGACCGCTCGAGGCCGGCGAGCAGTTTCCTCTTCGGTTGTACTACGCTCACGGCATGGATCCAAAGGTCGGACGCAAAGCGATCGGCGACGGCGTCGTTACGGTCAAGGATTCGGGCCTGTGGTACGAGGCGCAGATCGACCAATCCGACGAATACCGCCAGATGATCAAGCGCCTGGCGCAGGAGGGCCGTCTTGGCTTTTCGAGCGGCGCTGCCGGCCATCTGGTGATCCGCGAGGCTACCGGTATCGGCAAGTCGAGCCGCATCAACGCATGGCCGCTTGGCGAAGCTTCGCTCACGCCACGGCCGGCGGAGTCGCGCAACATGGCCACCATCAAATCGCTCGCCGAGGTCAAGGACGATTACGGGATGCCGATGATGCCGGAAGGCGAAATGCCAGAAGCAGAGATGCCGGAGACGGAGAACGAAATGCCAGTCGATCCAGCCGAGGTGTTCGCCGGATGGCAGACCGAGGCAAGCGAGCTGTTGATCGGCCGGCTCACCGGTCGCATGCTCGAGGCGGTCTCCGACATGATCGAGGTCGGCAATACGATCGAGGACATCGATGCGGTGCTCACCGAGTACCATCGCATCCTGCTCGAGATCGCCAAGATGCCGGAGGCCGCGAAGAGCTACGCGGTGCGATCCGGTCGGCCGATCACGATCACCCAGCTTGAGCGTCAGCTGCGCGATGCGCTGGCGTTGAGTCGCAAGGAGGCTGCGACAATCGCCTCCAAGGCGTGGCCTATCCTGCGTGATGCAGGGGCCGGCGACGAGTCCGACACCAAGGCCGACGGGCCAGCGGTCGCGGCGAACAACGACGACAAGACCGACCTTCGGCGCGATTTGCTCCGTCGGTCGATCGCGCAACGGCTGGCGGTCGCAACCGCCGGCGAGGTATGACCATGAATCGTATCGACAACCTGCGCGCCCAGATCATCGCCAACGCGACCAAGGCGCAGGACATCCTCAAATCCGACGACTTCGACCCGGCCGAAGCCCAGCGATTGCTGGACGACAACGAAGTGCTCGAGCAGCGCATCAAGGCTCTCTCCCGCCTCGGCGCCCGCGCCGACATGCTGCCGTACGGTGCCGGCGAGCGCCGCTCCTCCGACGATCTCAAGATCGAGGACGAGACCAAGGCTTTCCGCCAGGGCGGCAATGCGACCTCCGTGTTCGGTGGATCCCGCCGCGAAGCCAACGCCAAGGCCTATCGCCTCGGCATGTGGTTCCTCGGCACGGTCCTCGGCAATGCCAAGGCCGCCAACTGGATCTCGGAGCGTGGCATCAAGGACCACCTCGAGAATAACAACGCATTGGGTGGCTACCTCGTCCCCGAGGAATTCGCGGGCGACATCATCAACCTCGTCGAGCAGTACGGCGTGTTCCGCGCCAACGCTCGCGTGGTCTCGATGTCGAGTGACACCCGCGTCCAGCCGAAGCGCGCTGGTGGCATTACCGCATACTTCGTCGGCGAGGGATCGTCGATCACCAGCTCTGACAACTCCTTTGAAAACGTTCGCCTGACTGCCAAGAAGCTGGCTGTCTACACCCGCTTGAGCTCCGAGCTCAACGAGGACGCGGCGGTCGATCTCGGCGCTTGGGTGGCTGCCGAATGCGCTCGCGCTTTCGCGCAGAAAGAGGACGAGTGCGGTTTCGCCGGCGACGGTACCTCGACCTACGGCGGCATCGTTGGTGCCCGCGCTGCCCTGCGTGGCGTCGATAGCTCGGCATCCAATATTGCCGGTTTGGCGGTTCAGGGGACCGGCAACACCTACAGTGCGTTGGTCCTCGGTGACTTCCGCAATGTTGTCGGCAAGCTTCCGCAGTATGCCGACACCGCCAACGCGGCGTGGTATGTGTCTCGGACCTTCTACCACACAGTCATGGCCAAATTGGCGGATGCCGCTGGTGGCAACACCAATGAAACCATCGCCGTTGGTGGACCGCGGGAGCCGCTCTTCATGGGCTATCCAGTGCGTATCTCTCAGGCGATGCCGTCCGCTACTGGTACCTCGCAGGTCTGCGCTCTCCTCGGCGATTTGTCGCAGGGTGCATTCTTCGGCGATCGCCGCGGGATCGGCGTCTCGCTCTCCGAGCATGATGCTTTCCAAGCCGACGAGCTGGCGCTGCGCGCTGTCGAGCGGTTTGACATCAACGTGTTCGGCGTAGGCGATACGTCCAATGCCGGCCCCGTCGTTGGCCTGATTACCGGAGCGTAATCGTAACAATGCCGGCCGGGGAGCGATCCTCGGCCGGTGGAGGATTCTCAAATGGTTGGATTGCAAAATGTTCGCGCAGCCAGCATGCTGGCTCCGATCTCGGCCGCTGCCGCTTACACCACGACCGCTGCTGACTCGGTGGCGCTTGGTGTCAAGTCGGATTACGCCACGATCATCGTCCATATCGGTGCGATCGCCGCGTCGATGACCGTGCTCAAGCTCACCGAGTCGGATGCATCTGGATCCGGTTACTCGGACGTCACTGGATTTGTCGGCGGAACAAACTTTACGCTTCCGACATCCTCGGATGGCGGCAAGTTCGTTGTGTTTCAGGTCGATATGAAGGCTCGCAAGCGATACCTTAAGGTCGAAGCCACCGCCGGTGGTACGACTGTGCTTGGTATCTCCTGCATCTTCAGCCGAGGCAAAATCGGTACCAACAGCGCCGCTGACAGCGGTGCGCTGGCGTTGGTGATCGGCTAATCCAATGGCAAGGACGCGCGCCCAAACAGCTGAAGCACTCGCGCCGCTCTGCTCGAGCGACGTGTACCCAACGCTGACGTCTGGCGATCTCCTGCGGATCGTCGATGGTTGCCAGCGCGCGTCCACACATGCCGTATCGACGGCCTATGCCGTCGGCGACAAGGTAGTGCCGGCCACACCCAATGGCCGGCTCTACCGAGCCGTTCGCGCCGGCACCAGCTCCGCCACCGCGCCGACCTGGACGACCGAGCCGTCGCTGCAATACACCGGCCAGCGAGTGCCGGATGGCGACGATCTGCTGTGGGAGGACGATGGATCCGCACCACAGGAAACATATGATTTGCGTCGAGCCGTGAGCCGAGCATGGCTCGAGAAGGCCGGCAAAGCCGCTGCCGACATCGCGGTCTCGGATATGAACAAGACCGTGCAGCTCCAGCAGGTGCATGCCCACTGCATGGCGATGGCCGAGCGATACCGGCCGATGGAGATCTGGTGATGGTGCCGACGGATCTCCTGGCGCATCTGAGCCAGCGCATGGCTACGGTCATCGCGTCGGAGACGGTCGAGATCTGGCGTCAGTACACGACCAGCGACGGTACCGGCGGCGTCGAGGTTACATGGCGTCGAGTCGCCTCCGACGTGCCAGGCGCGAAGACCTACAACACCAGCTCGCACAGCGAGATGGCTGGCAGTGTAACGCTCGAGGGGGAATGGCGATGGGCTTTGCCAATCGGGACCGATATACGGACCAGCGACGAGATCAGGACCGAGGCGGGAGCCTGGGGCGTCGTCGGGACCGACGAGCTGCGCTCACAAGCTCTCATGCTGACCGTGCGATGCAATCTAATCGAGGACGGCAGGGCATGAGATCCGACATCGAGCAAACGCTGTGGAATCTAGCGGCTGGTGCCGCGGGCGGTGGCGTGAGGCATCTGATGCGATTCATCGCCGATCCAGGCCGGCGTTGGCCGGCTTTGCTTGC